ATTATTGATGTTCTTGCTAACCAACCTGTCCTATCAGCTCAAGGATGGGCCGGAAGAGAAGTGGCAAGGGCGGCAGAAAGTAGAACTTGAGGATAATAAGAAAGTCTCAGTAAAAATAGACGGCAAGCTGGCGAGCGATGAAATTAGAGATTTGGCTGGCCGGTTGTTAACAGAGGCAGGTTCAGGCGGCGTCGCCTCGGCTATAACTACTGCCCAGACGCTTAAGGCACTAACTGAAGATGACTAAACTTTCTAAGGCAATCACAACGCCAGAAGATTTTTTAGAGCAGGTTCCACACGACTCTGTAAAAAATATTCGGTTTAGGCAGAAAATTCACGCGAAGTTGGCGGAAGACCCTGTGGCCCAGAAGGAGTTTTTGGAGCTGTGTTACGCTCAGCCGCAAATTGCGTTCGATTGCTGCCTGTGGACTTATGACCCGCGACAACCAGTAGGGCGGCGGAACCGACCATTTATCCTGAGGCCACAGCAGCGGAAATTCGTCGATGCTCTCAAGGATGCGATTGATAATAAGCACGACTTGATTGCCGACAAGAGCCGAGAGGAAGGGGCGACCGAGGTTATTTGTAAGATGTTCGCCCTGTACTGGATGTTGGTTCCAGATATGTCTTTTTTGGTTGGCAGCCGTAAGGAAGACCTGGTCGATAATGCGGTCGATTATAAGCACGGAAGGCTATTAGGCGCTCATCAGAGCCTGTTCCATAAGATAATGTATGCTATCGTGAACTCGCCGGTATGGATGCGGCCTACGTTTAATAAGAAGCACTTGTTTTTGCAGAACCTGGATAATAATTCGATGATTGAGGGCGAGAGCACGAACGAGTCATTTGGTGCTGGTAACAGAGCGTCGGCGGTTCTTATAGATGAGTTGGCCAGAGTCGAACCCGAAGTGGCCGAGCACATTGTAGAGAATATCCACGACACAAGCCCGTGCGTTATCTACAACTCGACCCACTTTCGCTGGGGTGCGAACCACGTTTATAGCAGGTTGTTGAGGAGCAATAAGGTTCCGGTAGTAACGCTGGATTATTATAAAAAGCACTATCCTGAGATATTTCAGTACGCAGAAAATTATAAAGAGACAGAGTAGTGTATATTCCAGAGTGTTTTAGACATCATAAGCCCGTTGTGATTCGCCGTGATAGTCTGCCCGAAGAATTCCACGATTTATTTGTTTGGGACGGCGGGGCCGGTAATTGGGGCCGTATGCGGTCTATCTGGTTTGATAATGAGGAAAGACGTGGCCGCTCTAAAATAGACATTGCTCAGAATATTTTACGTATCCCGCAGGCTTCCTCAGAACAGTTTTTTGATTATGAAGTACTACAAAAAATACGGGCAAGATACGTGAGGAAGCCCAACTATAAAGGCAAGATACAATTTGAAAACATAGGCGGAGTTTTTCATAATATTAAGTTTTTGCCGAAAGAGTCTGGAAATGTCTTGAAGTGGTGGGGGTCTCTCCCGAACGAAGCACATAATTATATTGTAGCGTGCGACATATCACGCGGTACTGGAGCGTCTAATTCAGTATTGGCCATTTGTGATGTAAATAAACACGAGCTTGTTGGTTTATACGCTGACCCATATATTGATGTTCCAGATTTTGCAGAGATGGCCGTAGCTACGTGTAAGTGGCTCGGCGGTGCATATTTAATTTGGGAAGCAAACGGGCCTGGTGATACTTTTGATAAGACGGTTTGGAAACTTGGATACAACAAGGTTTATTTTAATGTTAATGAACGTAGAATGGTTCGTAGACGGGGGCTGAATCGTGGGTGGCGTAGTACGCCAGGACCAAACGGTTCCAAAATGATGCTTCTTGATAGATTAGATTCGGCCCTTGCAGAAAGTTTGAAACCAGAACGGTATTATAATTATTTAATTATTCACGACGAGGCCCTGCTTAACGAACTGGAAGACTATATTTTTATTCCTGGTCGTATTGATGCTGGCTTAAGCAATTCGGTTTTAGATGAGAGCGGTGCTCGTTATGCTCACGGCGACAGAGTAATTGCGACCGGTCTTTGTGTTCTTGCTTTGGTAGAAGTGAGACCTGCAGATTTACGTAAAGAAAAAGAACCGCCGCCAGAATCTTTTGAAGCCAGGTTTAGAAAATGGCAAGCCGAGCAAGAGAGTATAAAACGAACAATGAGACGATTTAGATATTGAGGATAAAAGTGGCAGACTTAAAAACTCAAAATAAAAAGCTGAAGTTTCCAAGACGCCTGCAGTTGATATGTAAAGCGTGGAGGCGTTTACAGGAGCCGATGCTAAAGCACCGTAAAAAGCTGATACAGGCATACGCCGCTGGCTACTATACACCAGGATTTCATCCGTTTCATACTATAAATTTAATAGGTCGTGGGGTCGATAGCATTGTGCCGTTTTTGGTTGAGGGCGACCCCAAGTTTATGGTGGAGACTAAAATAGCCAACTTTCGTCATTGGGCCTATGTAACACAGTTAGCAATAAATTATTATGTCGAGCATCTTAAGCTGGCTGAGAATGTTTTGATTCCTGCTGCTATGTCGTCAATGTTTGGTGCTGCTATCACCAGAACAATGTTAACACATAGCGGAAATATTAGACTTGAGGAGGGCGGAGTCATAAAAACGGGCGTCCCGTCTGTTACTGTAATTGATGAGGCAAACTATATTGGGGACCCAGCCGCTAAGCGACGAGCCGATTTTACTTTAGAGGGCGACATATATCGGCTACCGACGGACTATGCAAAGGACTTTTTTGCGGGGAAAGATAAGTGGGGAAATCAAATAGCCGATTATATTACCCCCGACGGTAAGATGATTCAGGACTATTCGCCAGAGGAGATTACAAAACACAACTTTGATAGAAGCAGGCTTGGTCTTCGAGACTATACAACTTTTATTGATTTATATTTATACGATGAGAATATTATTGTTACAATAATGCCCGAAGGCAAGAAGGCCAAGATACTTCGTACTATTGAGTGGACTGGCCCAGACGGTGGCCCATACGATTACCTTGGATATAAGTTTTTACCAGAAACGCCCACGCCGCTACCGCCAGCCTGGTCTTGGCACGACCTCGACGTAACAATGAATGTGCTGTTTGATAAGGCCAGAGAACAAGCAGAAAACCAGAAAAAGATTCTTGCCTACGAGTCTGCTGCCGAATCGGACGCCAAGCGCATTACTCGAACGCCGAATATGGGTACTGTGCGTGTAGATAATATACAGTCATTAAAAGAGATTGAGTATGGCGGTGTAAACCCGTCTAATTTGGAGTGGATGGCGTTTGCTGAGACAGAGTTTACAAAACAGGGCGGTAACCCAGACGTGCTTGGCGGCAGAGGAATACAAGCACCAACATTAGGACAAGAACAACTTGTGTTTAACAATGCCACACGTATTATTCGTAATATGGCGTCAAGATTTGATTCGTTTGTAACTTCTATTGTGAAAAAACTTGCGTGGGATTTTTGGTATAATCCGCTAACGTATGTTCCTGTACTTCGGGATATTTATGGTTATGGGCAAATGCCGGCGGTGTTTTCAAGTTCTCGGAAAGTAGGCGAGTTTAATGATTTTGTTTTTAAGCTCATACCGTACTCAATGCAGCGAGAATCGCCAGAGATTAAATATCAGAAGCTAATGAGCTTTATGACATCGTGGGTATTGCCCTCTATGACGATAGCTGCACAGCAAGGGGCGACTATAGATATTCCAACTGCAACCAGGATTTTGGCCGAGTACGCAGGGCTTGATAACTTTAATCAGATATATGAGACTGCAGTCCCTCACGAATTAGCACAGTTTCCATATACAATGTGGCCTACGGGGGGGTCGGCAGGCGCTACAAGAATAAAAAAGTCGGCTCAAACAAATGACCAATTTGGGGCAACTGAGGTAAGTCGTTTAGCTAATTTGGAGCAACAGCAACGTAGAGCCGGTGGGCAGCCAAGTCCGCCCCATTATGAAGGAGAAAGGGTATTAGGATGAGGTACGACGAGCTTGTATACAGGATTAACACGAACGCAAAGAAAGTGCGTTTAGGCGCCCTATTTGTTAAAATGTTTATGATACTGTTAATAGTGGTTTGTGGTTTTGTTCTTATAACTGTACCAAATCTATTTGAATATGGATGTAAATTTGAAACTTCTGTTTCTGCTTTAGTAAATAGAACTGTAAAAGTAGAGGTTAAATCTGAAGAGGGCGAGTGGGAAGGGAGCGGCGTTTTTGTTAGAGACGATTTGATTTTAACCGCCGGACATATAGTAGACGGGGCTGCGTCTATAGTTATTACTATTCCTGACGGTAACCAATATAATGCAGTCAGTTGGTATAAAGAAGATGTTGCCGATTTGGGTTTTATAGAGGTAAAAACGCCGCGTAAAGAAATGGCTGCTACTTTTAGAAAAGCTAAGGTTGGCGAGCCTGTCTGGGTAATAGGAAATTCTTTAGGAGTTTATCCGGTAGTGAATAGGGGGGTTGTGTCTGCCGTAGGAGTGCCCAATGCTAATAGTAATCAAAAGAAGATGATTATCATCAATGTTACAGCAAACCCAGGAAATTCTGGTGGGCCAGCGTACAGTGAGTTTGGTACGATATTAGGTATTTGTAGTTGGAAATATAGTTGTTCACAAGGGATGCCGTACTTTGAAAGGGCTGAAGTTTGTAGACTTTCGTTGGAAAAGTATTTAGCAATAAAAGCATTAAATGAGGAAAAATAATGGTACGTAAGCTATATCGAAGAAAAAAGAAAGAAAGGCCCTCGGCTGGGATGAGCAAAGCCGAAAAGTCTGCTTTAGTTAAAAAAGCAAGGGCCGGTAAGGATATTGGAAAGCCTGGAAAGATGTTTGCAAAAATAGCTGAAAAGGCCGGTAAGAAGTACGGCTCTATGGAAAAGGGCCGTAAAGTGGCCGGTGCTGCTCTTTGGAAATATAAACGGAGCAAATAAATGCCGTTCAAAAGTCAAGCACAGCGGGCCTATATGTTTATTCATCTTCCGAGTATTGCAAAAAAGTGGGCCGAGAAATATGGTCCTGGAAAAAATTTGCCAAAACACGTAAATAAATCACGTGTTTCTGCAAAGAAGCACAAGCTCTATAAAAAGAAATAAATATGAGACCCAAAAGGTTTAAGAAATTTACACCCATAGCTGTTTATTGGGAAGACATAGTTTCAGAAAGCAAATGGAATACGCAGTCTGATATAGATAAAGCTAAAACTGCGTCTGTTATAACTCTTGGGTTTTTTCTTAAAAATAAAAAGAAGGCTATAATTGTAGCTCATAACTTGACGGACGATAATGAATCAGATTATACAATTATTCCGTTTGGTTGTATAAGTAAAATAGTCCCAATCAATATAGGAGATAAAGGTGGCTGCCGAAGCAAGAATTAAACTAATAGTCGAACTTACGGGTCTTGGGCAAGAGGAGAGTTTTTCTGAAAACTTTACTACGACCACGACACCAACCAGGGCTTTATATCACTATGCTGTTCAAGACTCTGCGGATACAGCCCAGGCCCTTGAACTTGGAGATGTTGGTACTATTCAGCTTTTAGTTATAAAGTGTGTATCAAACGATGTAGACATTGATTTAGATTATTCGTCTTCGTTTGATGCAGACTTGACTATACAAGAGGGCGAATGTGCGGTAATCCCAAAGCCTGCTGGCACTGTATATTTTAAGAACTCAAGTGCTGAGGAAACATCTACAATAGAATATTTAATAGTGGGGACGTAAAATGGCAAGATGTAAGACATATGTTTGTAGATGGTTCTGTGAAAAATGTGGAGTTTATTATAACCCGCCTGGAAAGATATATGAGTTTACTTGTCCTAAATGTAATAGTAAAACAAGACCAAAAGTTATTGAAAAGGATTTAGTATCTTCGCAAGACAAAGGATGTTTGGTTGATATTATGATGAGAGATAACCCCCGCTTGAGCTGGTCTTTGGGTTGTAATGAGAGTGAGCTGCCAAGGATGCAAAAAATACACCCTGGGGCCGAATTTCGCAAAGCCAAGGGCGGCGGGTATCAGATGGTTATACGTAATCGGGCCGAAAAGCTAAGACGAATGAAAGAGGCGGGAATGGAGGAATACTAATGAGTAAATTATACAAACGGGTTAATTTAGGCCGAAAGCCGAAGCCTGTAAAAGAGGTTGAAGTTAAGAAGCCGTCGATTATTTATCCAACATTTTATGTTAATGGTATTAAACTTCCATTGGGAGGTAAAGATGTAGGTAAAACTTTTGATATAGTAGCTAAAATTAAACTTGTTGGTGTTAATGAGCGAACAAGCGAAAACAAAAATGATTTGAATTATGATTTTGAAATACAAAGTATGCAGCTATAAAAAGGAGACAGAAGATGGACTTAGAAAAGGTACATCCCAAGTTTGCAAAAGAGAGAAAATGTAAAAACGACCGCTGCCAAACGTTTTTTTTGAGCGACAAAGACGAAGACCTGTGTCCGTTTTGTCGTAGTCGTGGTTTGGCTCCAGAGCAAGAACGAAAGAAAAATACAGTTTATGAAGAGCCTAATGTTACCGAATTGAGAACAAGGTTGGCTGAACTGGAGAAGAGATTAGAAGAGAGCAAATCGCATCGCAAGCGGCCTACGTTTAGACCTAAGGAATGTAGTGATTGTGGGAAGATGTTTGAGCCTCATTCGGGGCATCAGAGGCTTTGCCCTTCGTGTCGAGCAAAGTTAACTAATTAAAGGAGACAGAATAATGGCAGACGAAGAGATTAAAAACCAAGAAGTAGAAGAGGCAACCGAAGTATCAGAACAAGAGCCTCAAGATACTGCAGTAGACACTGCTAAAGAGGCCGAACTTGATGGCCCAAGTCCTGGTATGCTTGAAAAAATTGCCAGTATTTTTAAGAGAGGGCCTAAGAAAGAGCCTACTGAAGAAGAGAGTGCGGAAGAGGCCGAGCCAGACAGCGGTGCTGATGAAGCGGCAGCAGGTGATGAGGAGGAGTCTGTTGAGACAGGAGGAGCCGAAACAGATAAGAAAGACGAATATGAAGAGATAGACCCGACGTTTGTTAAAGTTGCTCGCAAGTATGGTTGGGACGATAAACGAATTATAGATTATGCTGAGGGGCATAGCGAGGAAGACGTGCTTTTGCTTAGCAGCTTGATGCAGGACTTTCTTACAAAGTCTCAGTCAGATGATAAGACTGTTATAGAAGACAAAACAGCAGAAAACGAATTATTGGATTCTAAAGCTCTCTTGGAGTTAGCAGAGGGGGACCCGAAGGTTGCGGCAGCGTTAAAGCGGGCCATTGAGCCTCTGGCGAAGCAACTTGAGAGCATATCCTCTACCTCAGAGGAATTAAAGAAAGCTCTGGGTAGTAAGGAAGAGGAGCGGCGGATAGAGGAGACTGTCCGTAATTATGAAATTGCTATGGAGATGTTTGACAAAGCAGGGATTCCGTCTTTGGGTAAAACAGAGGAACTTCCTACCTATCCTGATGGGTCGTTTGTAATAAACCATCCGGCGTTTCAGGAGAGAGCTAAAGTTTGGGACGTTGCTCAAGCGTTTTATGCCACTGGTGGAACCTTCAAGAAAGCAATGGAAAACGCTCTACAGTGGTACAAAGGTGGTAATCTTGAAAAGGAAATTCAAGATAAAATTGTAAAGGATTTGAAGAAACAAGAACAAAGAGTTACGCCACGACGACAAAGCGCCTCTGAGACTAAGGTTTATGCTAACGAAGAGGAGCGTAAGGCCGATGTTATTAACGAGGCGCTGAGGAAATACAATAAGGAGCTTCCTGTAACATAGTATTTTAGTTGGAGGCGTATCTCGTATTAGAGGAGGCCACTTATGGATGATGTATTGATTGCTCAGGCTACAGACATACTTCAGGCCACTCTACCCGATTTGTCTAAAAAGAGATGCGTTCTTACTTACGCCTACAGTAACTATGGCTTTATGAATACGTTTTGGAAGAATAGAGCCAAGTTGGGCGGTGGCGATAAGGTTGAGCGTTTTATAACTCTTGAAGATGAGGGTAATGCTGGCCATCGTAACAGGTGGTCGGAAGATACGCATAACATTGTGAACACCGACCACACCATCTCGGTTGACTGGGTTCTTCTTTCCGGCAACCTGAGTTGGAATGTTGTTGAGCAGGATATGAATAAAGGTGCTGCTCGTATTTATGATAAGATTGAGAATAAGTATAACAACGCAATTAGAGAAATGGCTGATGAGCTTTATCCTGCGTTGTTGAGGACGCCGAGTTCTGCTACCGATAAAGATAGGCCGCACGGTCTGGCCGCCTGGCTTTCGCTGGGCACTGATGGTTCGACCGGCGGTTGGACTGGTGCGTATGGCCATTATAATGACGGCAATACGCCTGGTACGACCTATAATGTTGGTGGTATAAACGGCAGTACCTACTCTCGATGGGCATCGTATTATGCTGACCACGACGGAGACCTGGATGATAGCCTGTTGGTTCTGCTTGACAGAGCCACCCGTAAGCTGAATTTCCAGGGGCCGCAGCTTGGTCGTAATCTTGACAAAGAGAGCGGTAATTTTTCTCTGTATTCTAATGACAACGTTATTGGCAGTATTAATCTTCTGTATGCCCAGTCGGATGACCAGATGGGTATTCGACCGAGTCAACATTTTGGCGATTCTCCCGTTTTCAAGAGAATGCCGATTCAATATGTTGATGTGCTTGATACTGCTAATACTTCTGTTTATGGTACTGACCCGATTTTTGGTGTCAATCACAATCTTCTGTATCCGATGGTTCTGAATAACTGGGATATGAGGATTGGTAAGCCGCGTCAGAGGGATAAGCAGCACTTGGTGTTGACTGTTGATATGGATATAGTTTATGCCATAATTTGTGAAGACCGCAGACGTGCTGGTTTCTTGATTTCGCAGCAATAAAAGAGACAGAGTTTAAGCGTGAGTACGGTGAGGATTCACTAAGGCTCGGAAACGGGCCTGGGGAAAACGTAACTCAGGCCCACGCATTTTTAACTTTGATTTAATGAGGTGATAATATGAGTTCGGCTGTGAGTTTTGGGACTAATGTTAATGCTAAGCGTAAACGAGTCTACTATGAAGGCTCGGATACGATTTATGAGGGCTATGCCCTTTGTTACAACTGGGATACCACCAGCAACATTCTTGGTGTTGATAGGGCAGATGGCTCGAAAAGCTCTACTACTACTGCGGGTTCTAAAAACGAGGGTAAGTTCCTTCGTGTTGAGAAGCCCGCTACTGCCAACTTCTTTGCCTTTGCTGGTGTTGTTGCTCCTGGTGGCTGGTGTGGTAAG